TTTTCGTCGCCCACGCCTTGCTGCTGGATAGACGAGACAGGCATGGCGTCGGGAAAGAGGCGCTCGTACTCAGAACGCGTGAGATCTTCGGTGATAAAGCACCATTTGGCGTCAGATCCGCATGGATCTTGAATGGTGGGGTCCATATAGACACTAAAAGAGTTGCGAATGCGCCCGATGCGGATGTCCTGATCGAACGTATCATCGCCGGTGTACTCCGTCAGCAGCCGGATGTAGCCCTCGCCATAGGTTACCTGATTTTCGCAAGCAGTATCGTAAGCCACGTCTGCGTCCGACATATACTCAATATGGCGAACGATACCATCATAGATTTCAGCGACTTCCACGTCCGCCTTGTCATCGACAGGGATGACCTTGCCGCTTGGCCGATTTTGTCGCTGATCATTCGTTACTTGTCTGACGTGCTGTGGCAGCTTGTTGATGGTCAGGCAAGGCCGGGCGTTGATTGTCTGTCCCTGCACCGAACCACGGGTAGCCAACACGTCCGCAGGCCACTGCCATTGATTGTCAGGCGACCCGGCAAAGAACCGCAGATCGTCCAACTCGTCTTCGCGGCTTTCAGAATAGGCAGCAATAGCCATCGTCAAACGGCTACGCATGGTGTCCATAACGGTAGCAGGGTCTTTCTTACGAGACCCGCCCCCGCTCGACACGCGGCCTGCCGCAGCTACCCCTGAATAATCCATTTATTTCTTCTTTGCAGTTTTAGCTGACTCTTTAAACGCCTTGGCAGTCGGAGCGCCGGGTGCGCCGGGCTTCTTCATCTTCTCGCCCGAGCCCTCTTTAATGCGCTCGCGCTTTGCGTTGATGTTAGCGTACAACCCAGGTTTCATAGCCATGTCAGCACTTCCACCGTTTGAGCGCCGCTTTGGCGCGGTCACCGTCTTTGGCGTTAGCCGCTACTGCGCCCATCCTTGCGCAGAACGAAGCCTTGCGGCCCTTGTCTGCCTCAGTCTTAGGGCTAGGAGCGGGCGCTTTCAAGTTAGAGCCCGTTGCCGCGTTGTACTTTTCACGCCCTTTAGCAGTTAGACCAGCGCCTTTGCTAACGGGTAATTTTTCCCCGCGCCCAACCGATAAAGAAACGGACTTAGCCATGTCACTTACCTTTTGACGGCTTCGCTGCTGCTCGCTTGACCGAATACGCGATGGCAACCGCCTGCTTGGGCGGCTTGCCAGCCTTTACCTCGGTTGCCACATTAGCCTTGAACGCCTTGGGCGACGCAGATTTTTTAAGGGGCATGTTACTGTCCGTGGATGATGGCAAAGTTGATGGTAATGGCTTCCGACAGCGAACCACCCGTGATGTTACGCACGGTGATGGTGGCCGATCCCGCAGCCAGACCGCTGACCCACACGTTGTACGAACCAGAAGTGCCTCCGTACACATTTAAGACCAGCACGTCTTTGACGCCGATTATTGAATTGGTCAGCGTAAACGTCACGTTTGTCGTAGCCGCCAGCGCGGCGTTGTTCAAGGTAATTTGACCGCAAGACTTGTCTAGCGTCACGCCAGTAGACTTGCTGGTGAGCTGCGTGACCGCTCCCTGAGCGTCGGTCGAGTAGCCAAGCTGACCGCCAGCCAAGACAAAATCAGAACCGATGATGTTCTGATCTTCAAAAGCAACGCCGATTGGTTTGGTGCTGGTGGTCATGGTTACGATCCCATCCATGAAGTTGTAATTCCGCCCGCAGAGTACCCTCTTCTAGGTCCACGGTCAACGTACTCCCGGTGCGCCACCGGAAACGCGAACGTAACCGCAATGGCGTCCGCCGCGTCGGGTGACGCCAACCCTCGCGCCTTCATGTCCTTCTTGCTTTCCAAAAAAATTGTACCCTTGCTGTCCGGCTTCATCATGGGGCCGATCAGGTCGCTCTTGAGGTACCGGTCCTTGGGTAGGCTGGCCGTCTTGAGCCACGTCCGCAGTTCGCCCCACATCTCCGCCCGCTTGTTGCCCCACATGAGCGGATTCTTACTCTTGGACCCAAAATTGACGCCCCTGATCTTGTACCGTTGCTCCTTGAGCCGGTCCACGACGCCCGCGCCCAGCCCGCCCTCGTCCACTACGACCAACGCGGGCTTGTACTCCTCGATGGCCTCAATCACGCGGCCCACGACCTCCATGGTGTCGTCGCCCCGATACTTCTTGATCGCGATGATGTCCCGGCCTTGCCTGACGGCGATGACCGTCGAGTCCGCCCCAAACCGCGCTGGGTCCACGCCGATGACAATGGGCGCTGACTGATCCTTCCACTTGACGCGGTCCATCGCCTCGTCAACCAAGTGGCTGCCAATGAACTGATCGTCCGACGCACTGGGAAACTGCCCGTACACCTCGACGTAGGCTTGGTTGCTGTCCGCCCCGTACTCGTCGATGATCTGCTGGTACACCGCCTTGTCCGTCCCCTCGACCGACCGGGCGTCTACGATCTTGTTGCGCCAGAAGTCCCGCTTGCCGTTGAAGCACTCGTAGAAGTACCCGCTGTTGCGGCGCGGGTTGCTGAACGCCATCCAGAACCTGTTGGGCGTGTTCTCCGTGAAGAATCCCGCCGCCACCGACCAGATGCTGTCCTCGATGCCGCTGGCCTCATCGAACACCAGCATCACGCCTTGGAAGTTGTGCACCCCCGCGTAGGCGTCCGGATTCTCCGCGCTCCACAGCCGTCCTTCCGCGCCCCAGTAGCGCGTGCCCATCTTCAGATCCTTCTCCACGATCTCCGTCAGCCACTTGGCCGGGGCCACGCGAGTAGCGCTAATCTCAAACCAGTGGCTGTTCAGGCTCATGCTGAGCCATTTGGTTATTTCCGCCCACGTCACCGACCTGAGCTGCGCTTCCGAGTTGGCCGACACGATGGTGGTGGACCCGATGCGCGTCGATAGCATCCAGATCACCAACCAGGACACCAGCGCCGACTTGCCGATGCCACGCCCCGATGAGGTCGCCATCCTGAGCGTGTCGAAGTCAACCTTGCCGTTGTTCTGCGCTATGTGCTCCGCCAGTTCATGCAGCACCTCGCGCTGCCATTTGCGCGGGCCCGCAAAGTCCTCAAGGGGCGTCCCCTTCTGCCCCCACGGAAACGCGTACAGCACGAACTTTAGCGGGTCGTTCTTCAGCGCGGGCGTCCACAACCGCGCCATCACCTCCATCTCGTCCTGAGCCGAATAGATTGGTGTTTGCACGGTCTGTGTCCTCTAGCTGTTCCACGACAGTAAACGCCCCCTCCAGCACCCGCTGCTGGGCCATCTCCAAGGCGTGTTTGACCGAGATGGTCTGGTCTATGTTGATGTCCAACGCCGTCTTGGCCGTCCATCCGTGCGCGTGTTTCAAGATCTCCAGCGCCGCCTTGGCGTCGCCCTGCCGCGCCGCGTCATGCAATATGCCAGAAATTTCCATCTCGCCGTCAGCGCGTCCCTTTTGTTCCGCCATCTCCGTCAGCGGATCAAACTCGCAGAGTTGCCGATACTCAGACGGACGCATCCCAGCAGCTAACGCCAGCGTGTCGCCCTTCAGGCCATTACGCGCCGCCCAATAAATTGCGTCAAGCCGCGCCTCAGTGGCTTGGAGCTTGCGCGGTTCGTGTGGAAGCGTGTGCCATGTCATGTAAGACATTTTATATTTAAAAAAAATTGTTTGCAATCCCTCCGTGACCGTGACCGGCCGGGCTGAGGCCCTCCCCCCCCTTAGCAACATGACCATGGCAATAGCTACATGGCCTAGGCAATAGCAGCACAAGCAAGGCAATAGCAGCATAAACTAAGCAATAGTAACAGTATCAAAGCAATAGGCAAGCTGCTACCTGGCGCAAGGCGATTATCCTTTTGTGCAGATTGCATTTGGGTCACGTCACGCCATGCGAGCAAGGCGCGATTATCCTTTTGTGCAGATTGCATTTGGGTCGCATTGCAGTTTGCAAGCAGCTTGCGGCGCGTCTCATGTCGCGCGCCGATTGTCCGATTGTCCGATTGCACTATCAGGTTCCAGTCGCGCCAGATATAATTTACTGTTACTATATATGTTACACTTTTATTTTTCTTTAGGGTCACTACATCTAAAAAGACAATAAGACATAAAAGCCCGGAAAACCGGGACAAATCGCCCCGCGCGACCATTCAATAAACCGTCAATTCATCATGCATTTTTTTCGCCATTCCTGCAATTTTCCGCTTGCTAATGCTCGAAAATCTATTACAGTGAAATTCCCGATACCGATACGAAAGACAAGCGAATGACTAAAGAGCCAACGCCAACCATTCTGTACGTAGGCCGCCGCGAAGACGTCATCCGTGAGTTTGGCGGTTTGGCGCACATTTACCCTGGCAAATATCTGGCGCAATTGGATGGTCCGGCGTCATGGGATGCAGATGGATGCAGCACATTGAAAGACTTGCGCGCAATTATTGCCGACTATCGCATCGTTTATCCTGGCATTGAAGTGGCGTGGTTTTGACACTCTGAAATGCGGGTGCCCACGGGCGCCCCTATTCCAGAGCGCCAATAAAGAGCGCCAAACGCGAAGGACAAACACATGACGTATTCAGGTTCCATCTACTTTCTAGGTCAGTTTCGCCCGGCGTACTTTTCCGCCACAAGCCTAAAAGACCTGCGCGCCAAAATGCGCGTCGCCATTCAGGATATGCCGCGCAGCGAATGGGAATGGTTCGCATGGCGTATTGACAACGTCACCAAAGAGCTTCGCAAGCCTAGCTGCACATGTGCTAGTGCCGAACACGGCGCGCGCGGCATTAGCGTCGCCAAACGCCCACATGACCCTTGGCTCGCAAATGTCGTCGCCAAGCTGCCCGCACATGAGACTTTGCTCTATCCCGCATAAGGTCGAAACGGGCAACCGCCCGTCACGGCGTCACGCGCCGTCTGATGAGACCAAAAAAGGATCGAACAACATGAGCACTTCATACAACGGTTGGACGAATTATGCCACGTGGCGCATCAATCTCGAAATCTTCGACGGCATCGACCCGACCGAGATGGGCTGGCACAAGCTGGATCTGTACGATCTTGCGGACGCGCTGCAGGAATACGCTGCGGAAGTCGTCACGATGGGCGCGTCCGGCTTGGCGCTCGACTACGCCATTGCCTTCATGGCCGACGTGAACTTTCGCGAAATTGCGCAGCACTTCGCCGACGACTTCGACCTGATCGAAACCGAATCAGAGGAAGCTTGATCATGACCTTCGAACAAGCAACCGCCTTGCGCGACACATTCAACCGCCTTGTAGATGAGACAAGCGCAACCTTGCGCGCCGTTCCCGGCGTAGGTTCCGGTCCAATGGGATTGACGCCAGATGCCGTGAAATTCTCGCCTGAATTTCGCGCCGCTGATCTAGCGTTCAAATACGCCTTCGCAAATTTGCGGGCATTTAACGCCCGCTACACAAAAGACTTCAAAAAAGAGTTGCGCGTTGCCCGCCGCGCCAAGTATGCGCCCGCCACATGCGCGTGACGCCCATCCGCCCCATTGCCCCCACGGCGCGCACCCTAGCGCGTCGCACCCCGCCCCTCCCGCAACGGAACCTGTCCAATGATCGCGATCATCGAAGCCCTGCTAACCCTGACGTCAATGCTAGTCGTGGGCGCGCTCATCGCCATGCTGGCACTATAGATCTGGAGGTCTGACAATGGCAAAGTATCGCCACAAAGACGGCCCGCAATATCCCCATCTTGCCGGGCTGGACCGCTACAGGCGCAACCCCGACTCCGACCGCCGCGCCTACGGCCAAGCCGTCATGGCCGCCGTACGCGCCCTGCAAGCCCGTGAGCTGGCCCGCGAACTGCCCTCGCACCCGTGCCCGTGCGCGTCCGGCGTGTGGGCGAGCGACGGCCAGGCCATCCTGCGCGCGGTGCGCGCTCAGAACCGGAGGGCGTGACATGATCACAACCGAAATCCACCCCGACGCAACTCGGACGGTTAAATATTATAACCGCCTTTTGGGGCATTATGGGCCGATCACCTATCGCCGATCAAAAGCACGGGCCTGGAGGTGCGTGACCGTCCTGGGCGCGCTGGGCTACGCCAAGAACGAAGCGGACGCGCGGCGCTGGCTAATGGAGATGGTGCCATGAGTGTCGATTATCACTTGGCGCTATCAGATCATTACAAGGCCGTTCGAGCGCGGCTCAACGGCGGACCACCGCGCGCGCCGATCGCCATCGCGCCCCCGCCCGAACCGGAACCAGAGCCACCGGCGCCCGAACCCGAACCGATAACGTTTCAATACACCATGTCAACCGCCAGGCGCATCGCCGTTGGGGCTCTGACGCCCCACGGGATGACCTGGACCGACGCCATGAGCCCCGCCCGCACCCTGCCCTACACAGCCGCGCGCGCCGCCGTCTACAAGGCCCTACGCAAGCATGGGTGGTCGCTCATGAAGATCGCGATCTTCTGCGGACGCGACCACACGACCATCATGAACGCCCTACACCCAAGAAAGGACCGAAAGAAATGAGCATCACAGACCAGATCCTATCCGACCGCGAACAGACCCACGGCGCGTTCCGCGAAGTTGCGGGATACTCGCAAGCGATTAAGCAACTCATGCGGACGTCGCGCAATTGGAACCGCCTTGACGTGGCGCAGGCGCAGGCGCTGGAGGTGGTCGCTGACAAGGTGGCGCGGATCTTGTGCGGCGACCCGTCCTATCAGGACCACTGGCAGGACGGCGCGGGTTACTTCGAATTGGTGCTGCGCGACC